ATCCTGTTCCAGTGCCGCCGCTTGCAGTCATGCCGTACAGGTTTCCGGCAGCATCAAACACCAAGCCGCCGAAGGCGATGGGCGTGCACCCGTCTGTACCATTGTCGTTGAAGCTGTACAGCACGTTCTCTGTCCACGTGTCGTCCGGCAGCGGTGTCAATTGGAAGACAGTGCCGCAACCATAAACGCCCCCACTAACGGTCGTACCGTACAAGTTCCCAGATGCATCAAGAATAAGGCTGCCGGAGGGGTCGGACCCGTCGGTTCCGTTGAAGCTGTACCACAACTCGTCTTTGCTGGTTGCAAAGAGAGGAGTTGCTATCGTTAGAAATCCGAAAACCACGGTGAAAGCAGTAACGAACAAGATAGTGGGTCGCTTGCTCTGCATGATGAGTCCTCCATCCGAGGGAACTCCCCCGATTTCTCGTTCTTGCCTGCAAAAGCAAGTATAAGCAGGGCGGTTCGAATCAGTCTAACGACGCCCGAGATGCCCTTTTTCGCAAAAAGAGGTGATTGCGGAACGCTGGAAAGCGGCGCACCCGGTTCCGTGGTATCAGCCGATTGCAGCAAGGCCCGCTGATGGGTTTTCGGAACGCCTGGCGCTCGCCCGGTACAAAGTGGCGATGCCGATGCCCAAGTCGTCAGAGATCGAACGCCAGGACGCACCCTGTGAGCGCAGCGAGGCGATCTTAGCCTCGTCCACAATGCGTCGCGGCCTTCCGAGCGTCTTTCCCTTGGAGCGAGCATTGCGCAGACCGGCCTTCACGCGCTCTTGGATCAGCGCACGCTCGAATTCAGCCATTGCGCCGATGATTTGAAACATGAGGCGACCGGAGGGCGTTGTCAGGTCCAAATTGTCGCGCAAGCTGATGAACGAGACGCCGAGTGCCGCGAGATCCGCGAGGGCGTTGACCAGATGCTTGAGCGAACGGCCGAAGCGATCAATCTTCCAGACGAGCACGGCATCGAATTTCCGACCGTGCGCGTCAGCCATCAAGCGATTGAGCGCGGGGCGGGATTCTTTCGAACCGCTCACACCGTGGTCAACGTACTCAGCGGCAATCTCCCAGCCGCGCAGTTTGGCATACTCCCGCAGTTCGCGCAGTTGCATCTCAGGATCTTGATGGCCGTTGACGGTGGAAACACGCGCATAGAGCGCGATCAGGAAGCGATCTTCGAGGCTATGGTTGGTTGGCATCGTTGCTCCTCTTTCAATTTTCTGCGGGCAATGACCCGTGTGACGGCCTTTCCGACCGCATTTTCCACAACAGGCTTGTCTTTGTTGGCGATGCCCTTCTTTGTCTCATACTCGTCCAACAGATCGGCGACATCGCTATAGGTGATCGCTCTCGCCTTCTTGCGCTCCCCGGGAACGCAGCAGCAACAGACGTAAAGGTGGTTGATCGCTTCTCTCCGGACATCCTTCCGCTTGGTAGTCAAACGGCTGAGGCTGTTAGCAGCTTCTTTCAGTTTCTTGGCTTCGGAACGGATGAGAGTCGTGTCGACCAGAAAGCCGCTCCGGACCCAATATCGGGTCAATGAGTGGCCGCATAGGAACTTCAACGGTTTTGCTTGGACTTGCTCGATCTCAGCGGCTATCGTGTTCAACCGCTCATGTAGGGTCTTGAGCTTTTTGATGGTCGAACGCGATTCTGTTCCATAGCTCGGGCCATAGACTCTCCGACGATATTCGCCGAGCAGCGAGTCGAGCATATGAGGGTCGCATCCCTTCGCGATGAACTGCTCTCGAATGGTGGTATTCGCTCGTTGCTTTCGTGTGCTCATTAGTGCGCATAGAATAGCACTTGAAAACATGGCTAGCAAGTTTTATTATTGCAAGCATGGCGAAGAAAGTGACCGAGGAAATGGTGAGACTGGTAATGACCGAGATAGCCCGAAAGGGCGGCAAGGCGCGGGCGGAGAAGTATCCGGCTGAGCAGTTGCGAGAGTGGGCGAAGATGGGCGGGCGGCCTCGCAAGGACGCCAAGCAACGGAAGGGACGGGGTAAATGAACAGTCAACGGAGCACCAAGAGAGAGCGCGGCGTATTCGAGAAGGAGCCCGGTTCCGGTGTGTGGTGGATTCGCTTCATTGATGCGGAAGGCGCTCTGCGCCGCGAGAAAGTTGGATCGAAGAGTGCGGCCATTAAGCTCTACCGCAGTCGTAAGACAGATGCGATGGAAGGGAAGAAGCTCCCGCGGAAACTGCGGGCGCGCCAGGTGCGCTTTGGCGAGATCGCCGACGATTACCTTGCGCACGCAAAGGCGAACAATGAAGGGTGGAAGGCCGACAAGGACCGCATCGCGACGTTGAAGGATGCTTTTGGGAATCGGCTGGCAGAAATCCCAATCGCTGATCTGCGGGAATGGTTCAACGCGCAGGAATGGAAGCCATCGACGTTCAACCGCTGGCGAACCGTGCTCAGGTCGATTTACAAGCTGGCGATCGAAAACAAGAAAGCCGAGAGCAACCCCGTGCCACTGTTGAAGCGCTGGAAGGTCGCCGATAACCGAATCCGCTTTCTGAGTGCGGCGGAAGAGATCCGCCTGCGAAATGTCATTCTGGCGAAGTACGCGCAGCATCTTCCCGAGTTTGAAATCGCCGTGAATACCGGAATGCGCCGCAAAGAGCAGTATGTGCGCATCGACTGGTCCTGTGTGGACTTCCTGCACGAACATCTCTTCGTTCCTCAGAGCAAGACCGGCAAGAGCCGATACGTCAATTTGAACGCCGAAGCGCTGGGCGCCTTCCAGACGCTTCACGTCCGGACCAAGGGCGAAGGCCCGATCTTCGCGGCCGAGCGTGGCTCTAAGGCGGCGCTGAAGGGCGCACGTCACTGGTTCGAAGATGCGGTAATCGAGGCGAAGGTCGAGGACTTCACCTGGCACTGCCTGCGGCACACGTTCGCCAGCCGTCTGGTCATGGCTGGTGTGGATCTGCGCACCGTCGCCGATCTGATGGGCCATGCCAACATCCAGATGACGATGCGCTACGCTCATCTGGCACAGGCGCATAAGGCGGACGCGCTCAAGAAGCTTTCCGCGTTCAATGCGGTGGAGAGAAAGCGTCAGGAAGCTGTTATACTGTTCTCCGCTGGCCATGAAAAACCGACTGACACCACTACTGACACCGCAGCAAAAAACGCTCTCGCGGTGGCGACGGGAGGTTCCAGATAAGTATTTTATTGGCAAGCAGATGAAGCATGGTGAGGGCGCGTAGCTCAGTTGGTAGAGCAACGCCCTTTTAAAGTGCCGCTAGCAAGGCGCGTCACGCATTTTCAATAGCATAGAACGATGCAGAGGGCCGCTGGTAGCGGTCCTTTGCTGTTGGTAGCCGCTAGTCTGCAATGGAGTCTGCAAAATTTTTTGTCGCCGCTCGAAGATTCTCCCCTACGAAAAAACCATCCCGCAAAATTTGCTCCGCGCACTCTCTGACTGCTACGTTGCGAGCATGGGCGCTGATCCGATCGCGCAACCGAAAAAAGCAACGCTCTTAGGCGGGCTCCTGGCCGAGCGCAGACGGCAGAAGGCGCGCAACTCATTCCTGGCGTACTGCGAGTACGTTTACCCGCCTTACAAGCCGAGCCGTCACCATAAGTTCATGGTCGCGAAGTTAGAGCGCATCGAACGCAGTGAGCAACCGCGGACGATGATCAGCCTTCCGCCACAGCACGGCAAGTCACTAACGGCAAGCATCCTGTTCGCTTGCTGGTATCTCGGTCGCAATTCGCGGCGCCGCGTGGTCGACGCGACCTATGGCGACGATCGAGCAATGGACCTTGGCCGCGCTGTGCTGCGGACGCTGCGAGATGCACGTCACCGCGAAATCTTCCCCGAGTGCGAAGTAGACGACAGCGCAGCGAGCAGCAACCGCGTTGATCTTGTCGCCGGCGGCGGTTTCCTCGCAGTCTCGCGCAATGGCGCACTCACCGGGCGCTCTGCCGATCTGATCATCATTGACGACGTTTTCAAAGACGACAAAGAAGCGCGCAGCGCGGCGATCCGTCGCGAGGTCATTGACTGGTATTGTCGCGTCGCGCTCACGCGCCTTGCTCCTGATGGCTCGGTAATTCTAGTGGGCACACGATGGGGATGCGGCGATCTGTTCGATTACCTGCTCACCGAACGCCAGGAGGAAAGCTGGGACGTTACAAACCTGGCCGCACTCGCAGAAGCAAACGACCCGCTAGGGCGCAGCGAAGGCGAGCCCTTATGGCCCGAGCGCTACGGTTTGGAAGTTCTGACGCAGAAGCGCTTTGAGGTGGGCTCTGCCGCGTGGACGTGCCTCTATATGGGGCAGCCGGCCGCGGCCGAAGGCGTGGTCTGGCATCGCGAGTGGTGGCAGTACTACACCGTCGCGCCTGAAAAGTTTGTCCGCAAGATCGTCTCGCTGGATCCGGCATTCAAAACTGGCCAGCAGAACGATTTCTCGGTCATGCAAGCTTGGGGGAAGACGGAAACGAGTTTCTATCTGCTCGCGTGCTGGCGCGGGCGCGTGGAATATCCCAAGCTGAAAACCATGCTAATCGCGTTTGCCGAGCAATGGCGCCCGGATGCGGTTTTGATCGAAGACACGGCAAGCGGTCAGAGTTTGATTCAAGAGTTGCGCGCTACCACGTCGCTACCTTTGCGGCCGATCAATCCAGATCGCGACAA